TCCGAAGACCTACGCTGAAACGGTGCCGCCAGAGCTGCAGTCGGCAGTCTCCCACTACCAGGAGACGCAGGAACCGACCTATGCGGTGAAGTCGGGGATGCAGACGATTGAGACCGAGAAGCTGCTGGAGAATCGTCCGACAGCTGAAGTCCTCGATGTCCGCAACTTCTATCTGGATCCGAGCTGCAACGGCGACACCTCCAAGGCGCTCTTTGCCATCGTCTCGTTCGAGACCAACAAGGCGGAGCTGCTCAAGGAACCGCAGCGCTACAAGAATCTGGACCAGGTGAACTGGGAAGGTGCGGCTGCCGTTCAGGAGCCGGATCACAGTACCCAGACACCACAGGACTTCCAGTTCAAGGATGCCCTGCGCAAGAAGGTCGTGGCCTACGAATACTGGGGCTTCTACGACATCAACGGGGATGGGACGCTCGTACCCATTGTCGCCACGTGGATCGCCAACACGATGATCCGCATGGAGAAGAACCCGTTCCCGGACCAGAAGATTCCGTTCGTGGTGGTGCCGTATCTGCCGATCAAGCGGGCAGCGTATGGTGAGCCTGATGCTGAGATGCTGGAGGAAAACCAGAAGATTCTCGGTGCCGTCACCCGTTCGATGATCGATCTGTTGGGGCGCTCGGCCAATGCCCAGCAAGGCTTTGCCAAGGGCATGCTCGATGTGGTGAACCGTCGCCGCTTCGATAACGGCCAGGACTACGAGTTCAATCCCAACCTGCCGGTGCAGCAGGGGCTGATCGAACACAAGATGCCGGAGCTGCCCCAGTCTGCGCTCACCATGGTTCAGCTGATGAACCAGGATGCCGAAGCCCTGACCGGTGTGAAATCCTTCGCCGGTGGGGTATCGGGTCAGGCCTATGGCGATGTCGCAGCCGGTATTCGTTCGGCACTCGATGCGGCCTCCAAGCGGGAAATGGCGATTCTTCGGCGTCTGGCCAAAGGCATGTCCGAGATCGGTGACAAGGTCATCTCGATGAACGGCGCCTTCCTGTCGGATCAGGAAGTGGTACGGGTGACCAATGAAGAGTTCGTCACGGTCAACCGGGATGATCTGATCGGCAACTACGATCTGGAAGTGGACATTTCCACCGCGGAAGTCGACAACCAGCAGTCGCAGGATCTGGCCTTCATGCTGCAGACCCTTGGACCCAAGGGTGATCCGGGCATGGTCTACATGATCCTGGCTCACATTGCCCGCCTCAAACGGATGCCCGATCTGGCGCATCGGCTGGAGAACTACAAGCCGCAGCCCGATCCGTTCCAGCAGCAGATGCAGGCGCTTGAGCTCAAGGCCAAGCAGTCCGAGATCGACAAGAACGAGGCCCAGGCCGATCTCTACCGCGCACAGGCCAATGCTGCCGGCACGCAGGCAGACCTGAACAACCTCAACTATGTCGAGCAGGAAACCGGCACCAAGCACGCACGTGAGATGGAAAAGCAGGCAGGTCAGGCTGAAGGCAACCAGGGACTGGAAGTGACCAAGGCGCTGCTCAAGCCCCGTAAGCAAGCCAACGGTGGTGAGAGCAAGCCCGATATTCCTGCTGCTGTGGGGTTTAACGCACTGTCGAAAGCCCAGTCCGGTGCTGGACAGCAAGGTGTGTCAGCCCCTACAATTCCGCAAGGTAACTTGGAGGAAGCGCCAAGCGCTCAACCTCTGCCGATACCGGCTTAAACGGGATTTCCCCAAACCTAACTTTATAGTCAAGGATGACTCAAACCATGCAAGAAATCACCAAGCTCCAACACTGCGAAGCGCAACTGGAGTCGGCCAAACAAAAGGTCGCCTTCCGGGATGCGATCATCAAACTCATGGACAACCGTGAGTTTCGTAAGGTTGTACGAGAAGGGTTCATGGTGACCGCTGCGGCGGACTATGCGCGTGAGTCGGGCAACCCGGCAATCAATGAGCGGCAACGTGCCGACGCACTGGCACTGGCCCAGGCGCCGGGTCACTTCAAGCGGTGGCTCAATGCCCAGCTGATGATGGGCGATAACGCGCAAAGCGAGATCGTCGAGATCGAGGAAGTCATGGAAGCGATTCGCTCGGGCACCTACGACGAGGAGGCTGAATAAACATGCCGGATATCACAGCGGAGAAACAGAATCCGCTGGCGATGTCGGATGAAGACTTCCTGAACCAGGTGCCCCCTGGTTCCGAGACTCAAGCAGAGTCGGTTCAGGAAGTCTCCACTGACACCTCCAGCGAAGTCAACAAAGACGCGGCTCAAGTCGACACGAGTTCAACTGAAGTTGAAACCGAGTCAACTGTTGCATCAACGCAAGTTGCCTCTAGTAAAGAGGGTGCGATTGATGTTAACGTTCAGCCCAACGTAGCAACCACGGAAGTCAAGCAGGACAGCGAGCAGGAAGCAGCGACTGCAAGCGATCCGAACGCCAAGCCGGCAGGTGAGGCCAAGGACGCCCAGGGCAAGGATCAGGCGGGCACGTCTGAAACCAAGCCAGCTGACCAGAGCGCTGCTGTTGACTACGAAGCGTTCTACAAGCAGGTGATGGCGCCCTTCAAGGCAAACGGCAAGATGATCGAGCTTCGGGATGTCAACGAAGCGATCCAGCTGATGCAGATGGGGGCGAACTACACCCGCAAGATGCAAGACATCACAGCACATCGCAAGACGTTGCTGATGCTGGAAAACGCTCAGCTGCTGGACCCGGACAAGCTCTCGTTTCTGATCGACATCAATAACGGTGACCCTGCGGCAATCCAGAAGCTGATGAAGGACAAGGGGGTGGACCCTCTGTCCATCGATACCAGCGAAGATTCAAACTACCTTGGTGGAAATCACAAGGTCAGTGATGAAGAAGCGAATTTCCGCACCACCCTGGACGAGTTGAACTCGCACCAGGACGGCAAAGCGACGCTTCAGACCATCAACTCGACGTGGGATCAGGCCAGTAAGGAAGTGCTTTGGAAGCAGCCTCAGATCATGCAGGTGATGCACCAGCAACGCGAGAACGGCATCTACGACCGTATCGCAGCTGAAGTGAATCGCCAGCGGACGCTCGGGATGCTTTCTGCCGAAACTCCGTTCATCCAAGCCTATAAGGAAGTGGGTGACCGGTTGCAAGCGGCGGGCGCTTTCAACGACCTGGTCAAACCTGTCGCACCGAACGTTCCCTCCACTGGCTCCGCAGTCGCAGCGACCGCTGTGAAAGAGCCTGTTGCAACGCGGGTCGTCACTCCCAAACCGGCTGTCTCGAACGGGGATCAGGCAAGTGCTGCTGCGGCAACGCGAAGCACTCCCCGTGAAGTCAAGAAGCTCATCAATCCGCTCGCCATGAGCGATGAGGAGTTCTTGAAGCAGATGGAAAACCGTGTTTGATAAGGGAACCTGACCCATGCCTTTGAATTACAACTCGCCCGTAGACGGGCAAAAGTCGAGCATCGATTCGGCTTCCTCGGATCAGATGCAAACGTTCTTCTGGCTGAAGAAGGCGATCATCACCGCGCGCAAAGAGCAGTACTTCATGCCGCTTGCCTCGGTGACGAACATGCCGAAGAACTTCGGCAAGAAGATCAAGATGTACGAGTACGTGCCGCTGCTCGATGATCGAAACATCAACGATCAGGGTATCGACGCCACCGGCGCCACGATTGCCAACGGCAATCTGTACGGCTCCTCGAAGGACATCGGCACGATCACCAACAAGCTGCCGACGCTCACCGAAAACGGTGGCCGTGTGAACCGGGTGGGCTTCACCCGTCTGGAACGTGAAGGCTCGATCCACAAGTTCGGCTTCTTCACCGAGTTCACGCAAGAGTCGCTCGACTTCGATTCGGACGCGGAGCTCATGAGCCACCTGTCCACGGAGCTCATGAACGGCGCCGTGCAGATGACCGAAGCGGTCCTGCAAAAGGATCTGCTCGCCGCTCCGGGTGTCGTGCTCTTCGCAGGCGCCGCCACGGCTGATGCGGAAGTTACCGGTGAAATCACGCCGGCTGCTGGTGCGGTGCCGGAGATCCCGGCCTCGGTGGTGTCGTACAAGAACCTGATGCGTCTGGATCAGATTCTCACCGACAACCGCACGCCGACCTCGACGACCATCATCACGGGTTCCCGTCTGGTGGACACGAAGGTGATCGGTGCTACCCGCATCATGTACGTGGGTTCGGAGCTGGTGCCGGCGCTCATGGAAATGAAGGATCTGTTCGGCAACAAGGCCTTCATCGAGATCCAGCACTACGCCGATGCAGGCACGGTCCTGAACGGCGAAGTCGGCACCATCGGCAAGTTCCGCCTGATCCAGGTGCCGGAAATGCTGCACTGGGCAGGCGCTGGTGCGGCAGTGGTCGACAACCCCGGCTATCGCAGCTCGATGAAGGGCGGTGTCGATCACTACGACATCTACCCGATGCTCTGTATCGGTGACGATTCGTTCAGTACCATCGGCTTCCAGACGGACGGCAAGACGGTCAAGTTCAACGTGCTCACCAAGATGCCCGGTGCAGCCACGGCGGACAAGACCGATCCGTACGGTGAAGTCGGCTTCAGCTCGATCAAGTGGTACTACGGTATCTTGATCAAGCGCCCGGAGCGTATCGCACTGGTCAAGACGGTCGCCCCGGTCTAAAGCGGGTTAGCTGAACCAGAGGAAAGGAGATTGTCCCCGGCAGTCTCCTTTCCCTTGGCTCCAATCAAAGAGCACAAGGAATCATCATGAGCGAACTCCTGCAAGATCCGGCTGAAAATCAGCCCACCGAACTCCAGCTGCTGAAAGAACGCGCCAAGTTGATGGGCATCGTCTTCAGCAACAACATCTCCGTGGACACCTTGAAGGCGAAGATCGCCGAGAAGATGGGTGAGTCCGACGACCCCGCACCGATCCCGGCCAACGAAGTCCAGAAGGCCAATCCCCTGGCCGGCCAAGACAAGCCGGTCAAGCGCAAGTCGCTGCGTCAGCATCTGCACGACGAGAACATGCGTCTCGTGCGTGTGCGTATCCAGTGTCTGGATCCGAAGAAGGCCAACCTGCCGGGCGAACTGCTCACGGTGGCCAACGAGCACCTGGGCAATGTGCGCAAGTTCGTGCCCTACGGTGAAGCGACCGAAGGCGGCTATCACCTGCCGTACATCCTCTACAAGACGCTCGATGCACGCAAGTTCCTGAACATCCGCACGGTCAAGGACAAGAAGACCGGTGTCACCCGTCCGGTGACGAGCTGGAACAAGGAATTCGCCATCGAGGTGCTGCCCCCGCTCACCGAAGCCGAGCTCAAGCAGCTGGCCACGGCCCAGATGGCAGCAGGCTCCATCGAATCGACCGTCGAAGAGTAAGTAACCAGATCGCCACTCATCGCCACTCGTATCGAGGCCCGCTCAATCACTGGGCGGGCCTTTTGTTTTGAACCAGGAAAAAGACCATGCCCGCACCGTATGGCATCGATACCGATGCAAACCTGATCTACAGTCTACTGCTGGCGGCCACGCCTATTGCCGTCGAGCCGCTTGATCTCACGGACAACATCTACAACGTCCCGTCCGATACGGACTCGGCGGCGTATCAGGAGATCGCCAAGCTCACCAATGCGGATTACACCGAAGGTGCCATTGACGGTAAGGGCACCTTCGATGTGATGATGCAGGGTGTCAAAGCGCAGCTGATGGAGGAATACTCGAAGGGCCGCATTACTGCTGCTGAATACACCAAGGCGTATGTGGCCCTGGTTCAGAGCACGCAACAGAACGCCACCCAGTATCTGCTCGGTCGGGACCAGGCGTACTGGCAAGGTGTGCAGGCCCAGATCGCCGCAGTCACTGCTCGCGTGGAACTGGCGACGGCCAAGTATCAGGCGGTGGCTGCTCGCATTGCAGCAGAGACCGGCAAGGCCAATCTCGCGCTCACGAAAGCCAAGCTCGGCACGGAAGACGCCCAGTTCGGCCAGCTCAAGTACCAGATCGACAATCTGCTGCCGGCCCAGCTCGCCCAGCTGCAACAGCAGCTCAAGCTCCTCACCGAGCAGACCGAGGCACAACGTGCGCAGACGATGGATACGCGCACCGATGGGGCACAGGTCACGGGTTCGGTGGGCAAGCAAAAGGCGCTCTACGATCAGCAGATCACGAGCTACAAGCGCGATGCCGAGACCAAAGTGGCGAAGCTCTTCTCCGATGCCTGGACGGTGCAGAAGTCGGTCGATGAGGGTCTCACCGCACCGGATGCGTTCACCAACACCACGGTGAACACGGTTCTGCAGAACCTCAAGACCAACAGCGGACTGTAAAGCCATGGGACTGTTCGGTGGCAGCTCGACCACGTTTGTCTCCTCGTCCATCTACAACATGGCCGGGGATGTCAACAAGCGGCCCAACTTCCTGAGTTCCACCATTGCCGCTGCGGCCATGGGAGACACCGGTGAATCGATGGGCGACTCAATACGGGAGGCTTACAAGAACGGTCCCGGCTCAACGCTGCGCTCCTTTGCCCGCTGGGCCGCAGGCAGTTCGGGCTATGACGACACCATTGGTCTGGTGTCTGGCTCCCTCGTGACCGGTGACTCACTGGATAACAATGCACTTGCCGAGCAGATCCGTATGTCGGTAGGTGCGCCGGCAGGCTACACGGCGGCCATCCAGTCCAGTGAGATCGGCTACGGGGACATTTCCTGGTGGGCTGAGCGGCGCATTCTCGCCACCCACCCGACGCTCGTACACACGAACTGGCACTGTGATTACGTCGATGGCCAGGCGGTGATCACCTACGCTGACGGAACCAAGGAGACCTTCACACCGACCGGTTTCAGTCCGGATACCCGGTTCCTCTTTGCCGCCTACACCCTGAATGCGGGGGAAGTCGCCGGCGCTATGGTGCAGGGTGCACAGGTCAATCTCAATGCCACCGCGGCATTTCCCGACTCGACCGGCTGGACACTCGTCTCCAACACGATGACGCCGGTCACGCTCACGCTCTCCAGCACCACGGTGCAGGGCATGAACACGAACACCGTGTTCCAGAAGACCACCTACAACGGGATCGATCCGGTCAATCCGGCTCGCACGCACTCCACCCGTCAGACCATGACGATGGTGCAGACGATGACGGTGTCGGGTGGCAATCCGGTCACCACCCGCTGGTATCGGATCGACACGCAGGACATCACCAACGCAAGCCAGGGCGGGCTGCAGGTCTTCATTTATCCCCTTGGCTCAGGCAACGCCGTGCTGGATGCGATGTTCAATCCGCCGGCCAACATGGGGACGTTCTTCCCGTATATCCCGGTTCGCATCGACAACAAGATGGTGTCGGACACGTACCAGCCCGAGGTGTACTCGATGGCCAAGCGTGCCTACAAGCGAGCCACGGGAAAGCGCTTTGACGATCTCATCGACAAGATCAATGACAACGAGTCGATTGGTGACATCGACTATGCCTACGTGGTGTTTGGGGTGTCGGCGAACGTGGCCGAGGTGTCGGCCAAGAAATACATCTGGGCGTTCTTCCAGTCGATCATGGATTCGGCTTCCTTCAGCCGCCATGCCTATACCCAGTTCAAGACGAAGTGGGCAGAAGCACAGGCGAGCCAGCAAGCCTACGCCGACTGGGTGGCCGGAGGTGGCACCGGGGGTGCGGCGCCAGTGGTCATACCTTTTCCGCCCCTGCCGATCCAGTCCATCGAGATCAAGACATCGAACACCAGCAATCTGAACTTCGACATGCTGATCTCGTGGAACGGAGTCGAGTCGAGCTTTGGCACGGGGCTGGTGGATCCGGCCCACAAGGTGGGGGATATCTGGTGGAAGATCAACGGGGCCGATACGTTCTCCCAGACGATCTCCACGACCCAGGATCCGACTGTGCTGCCCTTTGTCACCAGCCACCAGGTGCCCAATGTCACGCTCTACTGGCAGGTGGATGAGAACAACTGGAAGGCGTTCACGCTCTATGGACTGAAGCATCAGAACTTCATCTACAACGGCAAGTCGGTGGATATCTCCATCACCGATGCGATCAACGACACGGAAGAGTCGGGATTCATCATTCCGCTCAATGCCGAGATCTACAAGTCGATGTCGCTCACCGATGCCACGCAGATGGCAACCGCCTGTGTCTACCTGGTCTTCAACTGTTACCAGGTGGTCAAGCAGAAGTGGTATCAGACCGGGCTCTTTCAGATCGTCATGATCATCATCATCATCGTGATCACGGTGCTCAGCTGGGGTACGGCTACCGGGCCTGCTACTGCGGCGTATGGTGCGATCGGGGCCGCAATTGGTCTCACAGGCACAGCGGCGATCATTGCCGGCTTTGTCATCTCGATGATCGCAGCGATGATCCTGATGAAGCTGATCGGCATTGCCGCGAAAGCTGCATTCGGTGACAAGGTGGGCGCCATCGTCTCGGCGGTGGCCTCAATCGTCATGATCGTCTATGGCGCAGGGCTGTCCAATGGCGGCGGGTTTGCCGAAGGGGTATCACAACTTACCTCACCTCAGAACCTGCTGGCGATCACCAATGCAGTGGGTGACGGCATTGTCCAGTATCAGCAAGCTGAAATTTCAGACATTGCGCAACAGACGCAGGACATGCTGGGTCAGTACAATACGCAGATGAAAGCGGTGGCGGACAAGTACGCCGACATCTTTGGGAGCGGTGTCACCCTGATCGACCCGCTTGCCGTGACCGAGGCTTCGACCTCCTCGCATGCGATGGTCATCGAACCTCCTTCAGCCTTCCTGAACAGAACACTGATGACGGGCTCCGACATTGCGGAGCTGAACTCCACGCTGATCTCCGAGTTCACGTCATTGACTCTGGACATCAACCAAAACCTTGCTACGTAAGGAAACCAGAGAAAATGACTTACGACTTCCAGTATGGGGCGGGTGCAGCCTCCCCTCAATTTACGATGAATGGCGGCTCCACGCCTGTCTACGGCTACAACTCCCTTGACACCTATGGGATGGGGAGTCCTACCCTTGGCTCGGCGATTCCGGATGCAGGTGGTACGCTCGGCACGACTTCGAGTCTGGCCGGTGCCGCACCTGCTGCCAATGGCGGGCTCTTCGGTATTCAGGGGCTGGGCGCCAATCTGCCGACATTCCAGTTGGGTTTGCAGGGTCTTACGACCGGGGCCAATCTCCTTGCAGGTCTGAAGGCGTTGGGTCTGGCTCAGGATCAGTTCAACTTCAACAAGAACCTGGCGAACAAGAATCTGGCCAACTCGGTGGCAAGTTACAACACGGCGCTGACCGACCGGGCAACGGCTCGGGCTGTGACTGAGGGGCAATCCGCAGCACAGCGAGATGCCTATATCAACGCCAACAAGCTGTCTGCATAAGGAGACACGACTATGGCTGTTTTGACCTGGCGCAATGTGGATGCGCCACGAGGCGGAGATACCGGCATTGCCGGACTCGCCACGGCAGCTGGCCTGCTTTCCAAGGGCACCGATGGATTGTCCGATGCCCTCGGAAAGTTTGGTCAGCAACAAACCGACCTCGCCAACAATGCCGCGGTGCAGGCAGCTTCCCGCTTCCAATCAGCAGGTGGCCTGTCCGGTGCGTTGGGTGATGGCTCACTCATCAACGGGCTGGCTAGTCTCGGCGTGGATCCGACCCGAGTCGATGCCAAGACGCTCGCCGATATCCAGAAGGGTGTCGGTGACCGGGTCACCAATGACCTGCACTCGGCGCAAACGCAGGAAGCGTTTCTCAAGGGTCAGTACGATTTGGCCCGTACCGGTAAGACGCAATACGACCTGAACGTGTCGCAGCGGGATCAGTCGGCCATGACGAAAGCCATGCCGCTGCTGAACGAGATCGCCTTGCGTCGTTCGCAGAATGACGAGGCCGGTGCACGTGCACTGGAGAACGATCCGCAGAACCGGGCATTGCTCTGGGCGGTGGATCCGGCCAAGTACGGCGAGATCAGCCGGGGTTCGCTCGATGCCTATAGCAAGACACTCGGCAATCTGGAGAAGGGCACCACGTTCCAGAACTCGCAGGTGGATCGTCAGCGCTCCGAGCAGGCCGATGCCCTGGTGAACCAGATCACACAGGCAGGCGGCGACAACCAGGCCGGCAACGACATCCTCGAACGCTCGGGTGCGGATCCGACCGTCAAGGCACTGGTGCAGCAACGTCTGTTCGCCCAGAAGAATGGCTGGAACATCGTGCCGTCGCCAGTCGGTGCACCCAATGGCAATGGTGTTGTGGGCACGGGCGGCAGTGTTTCCTCTGGCTCAGGGGGTGGTAGCTCGTCTGCTGCCGCGAGCGAGTTCATCTCAAAGTACGGCGATGCTGCGCAGAAGGCAGCTGATGCACTGGGCACGGATGCCAACACCGTGCTCGGCATGTGGGGCAATGAGACGGGCTGGGGCCAGCACATGGCCGCACCGAACAACTTCGGCAACATCAAGCAGACCGATGGTGGTGGAGTTGCAGCCCGAGACAACATGCTCGGGACGGTGAGCAAGTACCGCCAGTACGACTCGCCCGATGCCTTCGCCAATGACTTTGTGGCGAATATCAAGAAGAACTGGAGCGGCTCGCTCGGTGCAGGTGCTGACACCGGCAAGTTTGCGGCAGGCCTTCGTCCGGGCCAGAAGGGTGGCTATGCAGAAGATCCGGCCTACGCAAGCAAGCTGATTTCCGCATCGAACATGGTGAGCCGACTGCGAGGCGGAGCGCCGGCCCCCTCTGATTCCCTGGCTCCGGGTGAAGAGAACGTCTCGGCCACGCCGGCCACCAATGCCATTGCCAAGGCCACGGCGGCGGACTTCCCTGCGCTTGATACGCTGCGCCAGGATACTGCCGAAGCCCGGTCGCTCAATGACTCGCTGATTGCCGGCTCGCAACAGCGTGATGGGCAGAACATCGCCAACACCGGGATCAAGGCAGCCACGTATCTGGCCGCACAGAATGACGGCTCGTCGGCCAAGGAAGTCGCCGCCAAGCTG